AGTGACATGATCTTCATACCCTTGAAGTCATAATCTACTTCGTTAGGAAATTCTTTAGATATAAACTGATACAAATATCTGTCATAACCATGCACCTCAAAGTTTGGAACTTCTTTATACTGGTCAACAAATTGACGTGCTTCACGCACAGACTCAAACCTTACTGGTTTTGCATACCTACCATCAAGTGTTTTCCATCTAGTTTGTTTTTTAGTAACCACAAAAAGAGTTGGAGAGAACTTAAACTTACGTTGAATACGTTGTCCATCTTCGTATCCGATGTAGTGTATGTTGTCTCCAACCAGTTGTACGTTGGTGTAAAAACTCATTTAGTAACTGTCTCGTATTTCTTTTTCAATTCTGCTGTTGGTGTGACTATTGTAGCAATAGTTTCAGAATAAAGCAATACGTCAGTGTCTGTTGTGTAACGTGGCCATGGTTCTAGTGTTCCATCTTCCTTAATTAAATAAGGATCTTGCATATGACAACTAGGTTCTTCTTCTAGTTGTTCTGCCATGGTAACTAACTCAATACCACTCTTTAATATTATCAAAGCGATTTGCATAATGTTTCTAATTTGCGTAGGTCTTCTTTGTCCCAGATGTTATTGTCTTGTTTCTCGTAAAGATATACAGGAGCAATAGATTGTAGTTCTGGAATAAATGTTTTGGTAATTAGATTACCAATATACATCCTAGGTTTGTATTCGTCAACTCTTATGTTAAAGTAACTAGGACCGTTAAACATAAGATGTTCAAATGTCTGAGTTCCACCTACAAAAAGTGGAAAGGGTTGCGGTACAAAATTCAGATCATATAGTGGAGTCTCTATAGGTTGATCAAATGATGCGATACCAACTTGACCATTGATTAATGCAGGGTAATCAACTAAAAATTTTTTTAGAATGACAGTTCCTGTAACTTCAATGAGTTGACTACCATGAAATTTGTGATCTGTTTTATATGACAGAACTAAATTATCATCAATGTCATATAATTTATGTTTCCTCATCGTCTAGTATTGCTTCTGCGTCTTTAAATATTTGTTCCATATCTAAGTCTTCATCAGTAACACCCGCAATGACATCTTCATGTGCTTTGAAATTCTTCTCGTATTGTTCTTCTTTTATTGCTTGAACATATTGTGCTGTAATACTATCCAGTGGTTCGTATGCTGTAATGACATGCCCTGCAGGAAGAAAGAAATCTTTATCCTTACTTAAAGGTGCCCATGGAAACCACGATAGTTGATATCCCTTTTCACGATTAAAGACAAGTTCCCCTTCGTCAGATACTATATCTAAACGAAAGGGTTTGTGTAACTTAAATCCTATAGATTCTTTAGTCTCAGGATCTGCTAACTCTTGTACCTCTGTAATTATTTCTTCGTTAGATCTTAATAATAAAATCTTTATACTCATTCTACGTTGCCACCCATCTTCTGTACGTTAGTAATATATGTATCACGAAGACTTGGCATAGGTTCTAGTATAGTTACAACCATATTATGATTAAGTGGAATTTTTACCTCTGGTGATAGAGGACACCATGGTGAGTAGTGCACCTTAACCTCTGGATCTGTAACGATACCTGTAGTATCCATTTTAGGTTGATCGTACTGAACTTTATATGGATAGTTTGCAATGTATGCTTGTCTTGCACCAGTTTCTTTGTCAATCGCTTCTTGCAAATCACAAATAACCGTATCTCCATTAAACATTATAACAACCTTGACCCTCTCAGATTTGATAAGAAATTGAGGGGGTGTTGGAGGTGTAACATTAATAGGTTCTTTCTTTCCTTTTGCCATAATAATTTTGCTTATATTTTATATAGTGCGGTAAAGTTTAGTCCAATCTTTATCATATTTTGTAGATAAAGGAAGTCTTGCATGAGAATCAGATACGAGATTATTCTCCTGATCTTCATAAAGATCATGAATTAGTTTCATAATCGCATTGTATTGAATCTCTTTAGAACGTGCCCATTCTTCAATAGGTTTTATCGTAGTTGCATTCATAACTGCTGAATCCTCGTGAGAAGGAACAGTTACTATAATAACTTCTCTATGTCCATGGAGAGGGTGTGCATATAATTTTGCACGTTTTACTATTACATCGTTTATTTCAGTACCTTTATCAGAATAGAAAATTGCAACTTTACCATCTGATGTTAAAAGAACTCTTTGATTCTCAGCAAAAATGTGCTCCCATGGATCCTCTGAATCAGGACCATGATTTTTTTGAATCCAGTCATCTATTTCTGCTGCCTTATATGGTTTTATGTCTGGAGCATATTCATGTCTTTCATCAAGCATGAATAAATGAATAACTGGTTTTGCTGATTTAAGATTTAAACCATAGATATCTAAAAGATATTCTGCAAGAACTTTTGAAAGTTTCTCAGAGTTTCCTGCAACAGGTGTAACAACTAAGTTTAACTCAGAACCTTGTAGTGTAGATTTAGAAACTAAAGCATCACATATATCTGCATCAGTTTGTGCGAGTCCAGTAAAATGTTTTTTGTTGCAAAATGCATTAGCAAACTCAGGAATATCTTTTAGATCCATTTCAACTAACCATGCAGCAATAAATGTTTCTAATGCTTCCTCTGCTCCTCTAAATCTGTGGTTGCCATCTAGTATTCCATACTCCACTAAAACTCCTGTCTCAGGGCATATGTATTGATATTCTTCTGGAAGTTTTACTAAGATCATTTGATCAGCAAATGGATCCCATTTACGATCTACAATAAATGATCCAAAGGTTGTAACAACCTCAGCGTTTGTAGTTTCGTTCTTACGTATTTGCAATCCATTAGGAAAATCTATTTTGCCAGTTCTTTGATTCTTTAAGGGAACACAAGGTCTGTGAATTCTCCTCATGTCAACTGCTTGAATAGATTGTTCTAAAAGTTTTCCGTATTTAGATTTTCTAAATTTACGATTTCCACCTAGTCTTCTGACCAGTTCGTTATATTTTTCATTTTGTATTTGTGATTGATTAATCTTTGCAATAAATGCACTATTAAAACAACGATTGTCGGGAGGTGTTGTGGAGTGCATTGTAGTTCCTTGTTGTGCTGATGATGAAAACATAGTTTTTTGTCTGTAATTTTTTGGGTAAGTTCTGTAGTGTGCTCCTGCTTCTTTTCTAAAGTATGGAAAGTTTAGATCAATCCAATCATATCCAAACTCTGCATTTAATTTTTGTCCTGCTGCAGCAAGATGCATCTTTGCAAATCCTATACTTGTATTGTTGTTCCAATCAGTAGGACATTTATCTACCTCGTCATTTTCTATAAAATGATCCATGACTTCACGCAACCATTTTATTGGAGTGTAACTTCTTAAGGATACTGCTAAATTTTGTTCTCCTTTTTCTTGGTAGTAATCTGCTTCTGCTGCAGATTGTTGTAAACATCTCATTATTTCTGGATGTTTTAATGATTGAAGTTCTGGTGGAGATACCTCTGTCGAATTGTGATTCGTTTGTGGAACAAAAGTCATAATTAAAGTTGTGTCAAATCAAGAGGGATCTCTTGTATACGTTCTCTACTAATTGTAACATACTTTTCTTCATTGTCAATACCAATAAATTTTCTAAACAATTTTCTTGCTGCGACACCTGTAGAACCAGATCCCATGCAGTTATCCAATACGATGTCACCCTCATTAGAATATGTTTTTATCAACCATTCTAATACAGGAACAGGTTTTTGTGTAGGATGTACTTGTTGTTGTGCAGAGAAGTCTCTTGATATATTAAGTATTGACTTAGGATATCTTGTGCCTTCGTTTTCAAAACCTTTTACAGGTTTGAGACCATATCCGTGATCATTTCTTTTACTTACATATCCTTCTGGATTCTTACTCTGTCTTTTAAATGGTTCTCCTTCTTCCATGATAGGATTATATGTACCGCCAGATGTTTTAGAAAACAGTAATATATTCTCATGAGTTTTCATGGGTCTATACTTTGCAAGACCTGGTGATCCACATTTGTTTTTGTTCCATATCAATTCATACTTGAACCATTCTAGTTTAGAACATATAAGTTGTGCAGAAAATGGTTGAGAACCGAACAGTGCTATCATACCTTTTGGTTTTATGATACGACCATACTGCTCCCACATCAAATTAAAATCTAGGATCTCATCCCACTTAATAGATGTTGTACCATATGGAGGATCACAGCAGATAAAGTCAATAGACTCATCTGGTATATCCTTCATAAGTTCTAGGCAATCGCCTTGCCATAGTTCATAGGTTTTCAAATCCTTCATGTGAAGATATTTTCTTTCGTACTGATTCCTTGTAACATTCTACCACAAATTCGTACGCTTGTCTATGGGTGCGTTCTACTGGTGTCACATTATCTTTCCATTTAATCTGGAATGGTAGGTTGTTACCGTTTGATGTTAGTTTCTCAAGTGACTTGAGAGATTGTAGATGACACTCTCCTGTTGTTTTGTTTAGTGCAATGATGTAGTAGTCACGATTGTTATCTTTATTATGTGTCTTTAATAAATTTTCAAAAGTTTGCCATCTCTGTACCTTTACTTTATTTTCTGGTAAATCTGTAAGTGCATATAGTATTGCTGCT